ATGTATACACCTATAATGGGGTGGTCCGTGTATGCTAAAAAACTCGCTGCCATGCCCAAAATCGTTGCCCCGCTTACCATTAAACAAGTCAACAGCATCACAAAAGAAGGGTTTACTGCGCTCGGAGGGACTCCGGGGCTGTATCTTCAAGTTCGCGGCGCTTCGCGTTCCTGGGTTTATCGCTATACATCGCCGGAAACCGGTAAGGTAACTATGACCTCGCTGGGAACTTGCTCTTCCATGAGTCTTCTAGCCGCCCGGACCGTCGCGCAGGATTTGCTCCAGCAGGTTCGCTCCGGAACAGACCCTGTGCTTGAGAAGCGGCGGCAGAAAACGCGTCGAGAACGGGAAGCCAAAAATGCCGTGACTTTCCGTAAAGCGTGTGAGGAATGGCTGAAAAGCCGTGTTGATTCCGGGTACTACAGCGACACAGAGTATTCGGTTTATCGCATCCGGATGATTCTCCGGAATCACATCTATCCAGCTTTTGGGGACAAGCCGATGTCGGAACTGACGGCGGCTGACCTCTTTGACTTTCTTAAACCTTTCTACCGTCAAAACCGTGGCACGTGGTCGAAAGTGAGAGCGGTCTTAAACGGCGTTTGCCGGTGGTCTGTGGCAATGGGGTATTGCCAACAAAACGTTTCTGACTCACGAGGCGCACTGGGGGCTCTGTTGGAAAATCTGGGGCGGCAGAAACCCGAGATCCAGAACCGGGGTGCTCTCGACTACCAACAGGTGCCGGATTTTTATGTCAGGCTTATGGAGAAGGGAACGACGGTGGCCAAACAGTTTGCCTTTGCACTGCTGACAGCCTCACGCTCCAAGCCCGTCCGGATGCTGACCTGGGATCAAATCGATTTCGAAAACCGCACTTGGCTGTGTCCGGAAAAAAGCATGAAGGTCAAAGGACGCGGTGACTTTGTGGTCTACCTGAGCGATGAGGCTATCGACCTGTTGAAGTCCATGCCACGGCGCCCGGACACTGACTATGTCTTTCCCAATGAAGCCGGCAAGCCTTTTTCCGATATGGGGATGCGAGCCTTGATTCTGAGACTCAACAGCGAGGCTCTTTCTAGGGGGGAAGAACCGCTTCTCGATCGAGAGCAAACGGCTCGCCTGGGAAAGCCGGTGTTGATGACGCAACACGGCACATGCCGGGCGTGCTTCAAGACGTGGTCAAAGAGTGACGGGCGAACTTTCAATGTCGATGCGGTCGAGCTGTGTCTTGCGCATCAAATCGATTATCGCTACAGCGGTGCCTATGATCGAGCCAAGCTCGAGAATGAAAGGCGAGAGGTGATGGCAGAGTGGGCGAAGTTCTGCACTTCAAAACTCGCATAAAAAGATGCCCGGCTCGAAGCCGGGCGTTTGGTCTCTAGTCCTTGAGAATCAGTTCACGGCCGAACTGGCGGAAGTAGTCCTGCTTGACGCGTGACAGCGGGAAGCGGGAGTAACGGGTTGAGATTACATCGGGCTTGCTCAACTTGCCGTTGGCGACCCACGTGTAGACGGTCTTGGGCTTGATGCCGAAGATCTCTGCGACTTGCTCTTTTGAGAGCATTTTGTCCAGTGCGAGTTCCATTTTTTGCTCCTTCATTGCTTTTCCCAAAACTGTTCAAAAAAGATCCATCCAAAACTTGATGCCGGCGCAAACCATCCCCAGCGAGAGGAGTGCGATTATCGCTAGTAAGGCCAGCCCAAAAATGATCTGGAACCATTCCTTCATGCTTGCCTCCTTTTAGTGACTGCAAAGCCAAACAAAGCCGCAGATGGCGATCGGCAAGCCGGCGATGACAGAAGCGCCGGCAGCCATTGGGCCGAAGTTGTCGGCGATCCAGTAGTGCAGGCCGAGTCCGGAGGCGATGCCGGCCAAGGCTGTCACGTACCAGACGCCGAAGCGGGCGCAAAACTCGCGCGTACGGCGGTGCCAGGCGTAGGCGCTGTCGCAGTACCGGAGATCCGCTCGGATCATTTCTTTGAGGTCGGTTGAGCCGGCCATCTCTCGCAGCTTGTTGATGTGCGATTCGACCTGGGCGTCTGTGATGATTTTGTTGGTCATTATTTCGTCTCCTGATAGGGCTTCGGCATCTCTGCCCAGGCTTTGATTTCTGTCCATTCGTATCCGTCAAAGCAGTCGTCGTCGGCGTCGTAGAAAGCGCATTCGACATAGGGCTGGTCAGATTCGTTGAGCATTGTCACCAGATACCAGCCGTCTCGGTCGGGGCTGTAGTGCAGGCCGTCGGCTTCTACCGGCATCCAGGTTGGTTTCCAGAGTTCCTGGGCTTTGTACAGCGTGGCCGTAGTGACCCGGGCGTGGTCTTCCATCGTTTGCTCGAGCCGCATGATCCGCAGCTTGATGTCATCAAGTGACTGTGCAATCGGTTTTTCGACCCGGGTCAAGGCAGGGGTCAAAGTCGGGGGTGTTATGAATCTCATTCCTGTTTCCCAATGATTTGTTTGTAGATACGTGTGACTAGCGTGTTGTGAAGCTTCAGGCCTTCTTTGCCGTAGCTTTCGCACTGGTACTGGATCGTCGACTTGTCGGCGCCTGGGAGAGCTGTTACCTGGTGCTTCCAGGTGCCTTCCTCGGCTGACACCTCGTAGGTGGTCGTGATCGATGCGTAGCGGTCACCGCCGCGCATTTCCGTGGTGATTGACAGCGGCCAGTTGCGAATAGGCGATCCGGACTGCCGGCGGGACAACAAGCCTCTGACGTAGTTCATTTCGTGATCCGTCAGGTACCCGCGCTTGGGGGACGGCTCCTTGGCTGTTTGAGCCGGCTTATACGTCACGAAGTTGAGCTCGTAGTCCGGGCATTCGGAAATTGTCAGTACGGCACCATCGTCACTTTCCCAACGGGAGATCCGCTCGGCCTTGGCGCCGGTATCAACCGGCTGCGAGTTCCAGATCACGGATTTCGTGACGTAGTTACAAAGGGTTTTGAAGTTGATGACTTTCATGTGAAAAGTCCGCTTATTCGTTTGTGATTTCTCTCCCCGGGTGAGATCATCGGGGTGTCAGACCTAGCCGTTTGACATTCGATTAATCTCAACCCGAGGAGGGAAAAATGACGTTGGAAGAAGAAGTTGCTCAAATTCGTGATGAGATCAAAGAGATCAAGGGCAAGTTGGAGGATCTCGAGTTTGTCCTTGAAGAACACAAGAAGCATCTAGACGATCATGTGCAGCATTTCCGAGATGCGGATTCGATTTTTCAGGATCTTCGATCTGAAATTCGAAAAATCGCTGATCAAATCCCGAACAAATGAGCGTATTAATCAACCTTTCTAGTGAACCCGTGAAAGGCATCCTTTGGAATTAAGCTATAGGGACTTTCATGCGTGATGCTGTCGTTTTTTTTCTCGGCAGCATCAATTTTTGATACTGCATTTACAGCCGTTGAATGATCATATTTGCCGGCCCATGCACCGTCGAAAATCGCTCTCCGTAATGCCTCTTTCTCAGGTAACTTGATGGCCTTATCCAGCTGGAGTCGCACATCAATTAGTTCTGCCACTACACAAGAGGGGCTATACACAGATGGCTTTTTGGCCGATTCGAGAACGGCTTCCCAAATCTGCTCCGCGTGTTCTTTGCTGATGGCTTTTTCAGTTTTTTCTTCTGACATTTCCTTCTCCTTTCATTTCCCAGGCATGACGGCCAGGGCGTACAACCAGGCGTAGACGCCACAGGCGCTGATGAGTGCGTAGACCACGCATTTGATGTCTTCAGACATGGCGTTACCTCGCTGGTTCGTTTCTGAAAAATTGGACCGACGTCGCGATGACTTCCGTGAGCTGCTTCTGGATGCCGTCGCGAGTGACGTACTCACGCATGTGCATCTCGCCTTCAACCCACAAGAGGTTTCCTTTTTGGACATACGCGCAGATGTTCTCGGCCAAGCGGCCGTAGGCGACCACGTTGTGCCACTCGGTGCGCTGCTCTTTGGTGCCGTCGGCGCGGTAGATGGTTTGAGATGTGGCCAGTGAGACGCGAGTCGCCTGTTGGCCGCTTCGCGTTTGACTTAGCTTCGGGGTGTGGCCGACATGGCCGAGTAAGAATGCTTTGTTGATGGATGGCATGTTGTACCTTCAATCATCAAAAGGTGAATTGATGGCAGAAGATTAACAACATGTTGGACGATTTGATAAAACAAAAGATGAACGTCTGAAATAAAAATGATCATCTTTTGATGAAAATCAAAGAAAAAACCCCAGGACGAATCCTGGGGGAAAAGTGATGACGTTAGAAAACTAGATCCTTAAGACTCCAAATTTTTGCGCAACTGAATGGCTACTCCTTTGATCTCTATTGTTGAAGTTGCATTGGAGAGTGTGGGGTAATCGGGGTTGAGGGGGACGAGCTCAAACTCGTCCTTTGACACAGCCTTAAATTTGCGTAACACCGGCTCGCCGTCAGCAACTGCCACAACGAAGGTGGAAGGCTTGGGCTTTCTACTTGGATCAACAATGATCTGATCTCCGGTGGAAAAGGTTGGCTCCATAGAGCGATCCCGAATAGTCAGGACAAGTGAGTTGGTGGGAATGTTGCTACTAGCCATAACAATTCCTAATGTTTCGCCTCTGTCGCTTCCTAGGAGATATTCCCAGGAAACCAGGGGCAGTCCCACCTGATCAAGGATTGTTTTCAAGTCTCCATTTGATTTGCTGGTCTCCCGATCGAAGTAGCCGGCCTCAAGGCCTAGAGATTTTTCAAAGTCTCTTGCAAGACGCTCGCCCATGTTTCGCCAACCGGTGGTAAGACTGGAAATTTGTGTCTTTGACCTGCCGACTCTTTCCGCAAACTCGGATAAGCCGACAGTTTCCACTAGGGCTTTGAGGTTCGCTCGTCGAATCTGATTGGTTTCCATGATTGGGCCTTTCTGTAATGATTTAGCCTGATTTTTTCACCTATTGATGAACACGGCAATAAAAATTGCTATATGATGGCGTTTATCAAATGATGGATGACGCCCATGAAATTAGGTGAATTTTTATCTTCTCTTTCCAGAGACGAAAAGAAGCGATTTGCAGAGGATTGCCGTTGCTCTCTGGGGCATTTGTTCAACATTGTCAGCGGGCAACGGCGTTGTGGTGCTGGCTTGGCTGTGCGAATTGAAAAGCGCACATACGGCAAGGTGCGCAAAGAAGAAGCTGCACCTCATGTCGAGTGGTAGATCGCTATGGCAATTGCTTTCATGGACTACATGATCGCGTTGAGAGCCAGTGGATTGCCTGGGCCTACGCGTAGCGTTGCGCTGTGGGTAGCCACGAGGTGCGCTAATGGCTGGCCGGTCACGATTGAAACGATAGCTATGGATTCGGGATTCTCAGTCGCAACTGTGAAGCGGCATTTGTCCATTCTTGAGACGTCCAGATGGCTGAGTCGGCAGACGGATCGGAACAAAGGTAACCGATATGATCTGCAGATCCCCGCCTCGTCGTTGGCTCAGAGTGAGCCAACCGATAGCTCAGAGCGAGCCAACGGGATGGCTCAGAGTGAGCTATCTAATCCGAACGGATGGCTCAGAGTGAGCCAACGGATAGCTCAGAGTGAGCCAACGGATGGCTCAGAGCGAGCCGACAGGATGGCTCAGAGTGAGCCAACCTATATAAGAACAATACAAGAACATAAAAACAACAAAAACCTCACGTGCGCACGCCCGCCCGCGCGCGAGGGAGACGCCGCCACCATCAAACACTCCGATCTCTCTCAAACACAACTTTGGGGGTGGGTGAAGGAACTCGAAAAAGATCCGGACGCCAAGGCAGAAGTTTTGAAGTTCAAGTTCTACAGGACATCGACCGGAGGGATTTACAAAGACGCGTTTGTCACGGCTTTGCTTTCAAGCGAAAGGTTATTTGAGAGCTTCAGACCGTGGTTTGTGCGACTCCAAGCGGAGGGCAAGTTATGAGTCTCCAAAGGTGTGCGATTGAAGGTTGCCAATACGCTGGAGTTTCAAGCTACTCCGCAGGGCGCTACTACTGCGATTTTCACGCCGAGCTCTTTGACCGTGGCCCCGAGTTCAAGCGTTGCACGGCCAAGGTGACGCAATACGCGTCCTGGTGGGCTGTGCGGGATCTGAAGGCAAAGCTCGGCCGCATCGCATCCTGCACGCTCGAGTCGGATGCCAAAAAGCTGATTGATGTCGTCCGGCAGAGTCCCTTGAGGCGGTACCTGCCTGATCCTTCGGTTTTGGATCGTAAGGAGATCGTCAACGGCATCGGCGAGCGCGTGCCGGAGCCGGCGCGGATGTATGCGCTGCGAGTCGATTCGTGTCTCGTCAACTTCATCGTCGACAAGGCGATTTTCGACATGGGGCTGCCGGTGCTGGGGGAAGGGCTGCAGGGAGATCTGCCGCTTGGGCAGGCTTTGAAGGAGGGCACCGATGGCTAGGTTGCGATGGGTTCAGGCCATGCTGCGCGAATGGGCGGCCTGGATCGAAGGTTTCGGAGGTGGGCTTCACAGTCCCGAACTGGATGGCTTGCCTCGTGGCAATGTCTTTGGTTCTCACCTGCCGAAGGACACGTTTTCGCTGCGCCGGACACAGCAGGCGATTGACCGTTTAGACCCGGAATATCAGGCCGTTTTGGCGCTTGTGTACATTGAGGGGCCGCGGTGCAATAAGGTCAAACTATCGGAAATCGCAAGGTGGAAAGAGGTCAATGAGCGCACGTTTTTGGATCGTGTAGAGGTTGCGGAACGAAAATTTTCGGAAGAGATTGATTTTATTGAGAATTTTTCTTCGGAGGGTGAATAAATGGCATTTTCGCTTGACAGTAGTTCGCGTAAATTGATAGATTTTTTCTACAATCGCGCGGAGCTTGTAAGTAGATATTTATGGAGCGTTGTTGTGACGCTGGTACTGATGGCCTTTGTGACCATCGTTCCGGAGGAATCCTTAGCATTGATACGAGAGCTCGAAATTGGCTACAAAGCGCTGATTTGTGTCCTTGCGGTGATTGGTGTGGCGTTGCTCCTGTATCTCACCGCTGTGGCGGAATGCCAAAAGGAGCAGAAGATTAAGCGGAGCTGCGAGATACGGTTTAATGGTGCGCGAAAGTTGTACGACTCTCATGTCCAGATTCTTCAGGAACAAGTCGCAAAAGCACGTCAAGAGGCCGGGATGTTGCGTCTCAAAGAACAGGCACCGCTGGATCGACAAGTTCGACTTTTCAACCGGTTATCTGTCCAGGAGCAAAAACTCCTGCTTGACAACTACGCTGACAGCAAAAAGAACTACCGTTTTAACAGCTATAACCCGTTAATGCTCAAGCTTCTGAAACTTGGGTATATCGAACAAATTGACGATTGCTGGTACTGTTTGAGCGATAAGACATGTGACCTTTTTGACGCCCGCTTCGAAGAGCTGATGACCAAGCTGACTAAGGATGAGACAGCCGATCCATCTGACTCGAACAAGCAACAGCCGGCAACAAGCTCCGTAGACATGCACCCGGATGCAGTTATTGCCAGGAAGTATGCTGAAGGAGATCCGGAGACAATCCGCAAGCTCAGTATTTTTGATCCGTAAACAAACGAAGCCCGGCCAGAGCCGGGCATAGTCAGGTGAGATAAATGAAGTTTTAAAGGGAATATCTCAATGGTTTATCTATTGATAGCACTGATGGCCGTTTTTATGTGCATTGGTTTTTTCTATACATACATATGGATACGAGTGCTGGCCTCTAGAGCAAGTCTTTACGCTGTTGAAATAAAGGAGATTAAGGCTTTTCTAAAACCATTGAGTCGTTAGTGCAGACTTGACAAAATGAGATTCCAAAACTTGTCAAAGTAAATATTCCTTTTTTGTAATCGCAAGAAAGCATCTTATCAGCTTCTATCTCGGTCTTGGCTTTTATCGCTTGTTCTGATTGTTTTAGTTGGTCGTACAGATGGGTTTGAAGAGCTTGTGAGCCAAAATCTATGTTTATTATCTTTAATCTCTCGAGATTGTCTAAATAGATTGGAATGTTTTCAGGGAATTGAAGTTTGATGTGTTTTTCCAAATAGGTAACCTTATCTTGGACTACCAAAAATGCATCTGGTATGTCGCTTCGTTTTGCTATGACGCGCAGAATAGGATGACTTACGTGATGTTTGTTCAGAAAAAGGATAATTTTTGCCTCATCAGACGTGATTTGTTTAATCATCTCACCGTAAACAGGCAAAGCTCCAGCAGCTGAGGCGCTATCCATAGCTGTCTTCAGAAGATTGAGGAACAAGGCCTGGATGAGGTCGCTATCGAGAGCTCCCCACGAACCAGCGATGATAGGTTGAAGAACACCAAGAGATGGCTCGATTCTGCGTTCTGGTGGAATTGATTCGACCGTCTCTTCAACTTTTGCTACGAACTCATCGCATTTTTTATTGATGCAATCAGCAGCAACCGAAAAAGGTCTAAAAACTGCTTTGATAAAGCGGGCGGCATATCCGAGACCTTGACCGAGCTCTTGTGCAGCAGGATGCACTAAATCGTCGTATGCCTTGTTTGCCACAGCGGCACCAGCTCCGACAGCAGCACCAAGAAGAATCGTGTTTTCATCAGCCATAGATTGACCCTCACTGGGTAAGTTGAATCTCGCACACCACAATCATATCCAGTGAGAGCCGGACGCGTAGCTTAAGGGTAGAGCAGCGGACCAATAATCCGGTGGGATGCATCGTTCGAATCGATGCCGCGTCCGATCAGAATCGCTACCTTAGTGCCGTTTCTCTCCTAACGGTGCGGGGTCTTGAGGTTGTCGAAAGGCAGCCTCTTTTTTATTCCTGGTTCAGGCTCACGGGTCCTTCCTGAGCCTGAACCATCGCGGTGGGCAAGCCCCCGATTTTTTTCTACTTGTGAGCCCCCTAAGGGGGTAGTAAATCAAACCCAAATGTCCAAAGTAACTCAAGAACAAATTGCACAGCATTTAGGGGTTTCGCAACAAGCGGTTTCCAAAACCCTTTTAAAGATGGGAATTGATTGGAAGGAAATGGATTTGGACGGAATCCGGTTGGCTTATATCTCTCGATTGCGGGAAGTTGCAGCCGGACACGCCAGTATCGATGGCGAATACGACTTAAACAAAGAAAGAGTTTTAACCGAACGCGTCGATCGTGAGTTGAAGCAGTACCAGTTGGCCGAAAAAAAAGGCCAGCTGGTGAACATTGCCGACCTTCAAAGCGAGTTGGCCAATGTTTTTGCCGGCTTTCGGCAAGAGCTGCTGTCGCGCGATGACAAGCTGAAAACCGAACTTGACACGCTCTATGGGATTGACATCGACGTCAGCATTTTGAACGAGTACACACACAATGCCCTTCAACATCTCTCTGGATACCTCGGCGGGTATCAGCCAGCTGCTCAAGCAAATGGCAGCGATCTTGCAACCGCCGAAGAAAATGGGGACGACAGAGTGGGCTGAGACTTTCCGAGGGATGAGCGCGAAGTCGACCGCTCTGCCCGGACGCTACAACGCATCATTGACTCCCTGGGTGCCGGGTATCCATCAGGCACTTGACGATCCGGCAGTGCGAAAGGTAGTGGCGCAAAAGTCGGCGCAGGTAGCCTGGACCGACGGCGTGCTTCTCAACTACCTTGGCCGAAGGATTGACATCGATCCTTGCCCGATGATCGTGATGTTCGCCAAGGACAACGCCGCCAAAGAATTTAACGACGAAAAGCTGACGCCAATGATTGAGGCGTCTCCGACTCTGGCACAAAAGATCCCTGTCAAATCGAAGCGCGACAAAGACAATCGCTGGAACTTCAAAGGTTTCCCGGGTGGTTTTCTGAAGCTGGTCGGATCCGGATCTCCTTCAAGCGTGAAGTCGACGCCGGCGCCGGTGGTTTGCGTGGAAGAGCCGGACGACTGCGTGACGAACATCAAGCAGCAGGGTGACACGATCACATTGTTGATCGAGCGCACGAAGACCTTTGCCAGATCGAAAGTGGTCTACGGCGGCACGCCGACGGTCGAAGGCTTCTCGGCCGTTGAACAAGCCTACAAAGAGTCCGACAAGCGCAAGTTCTTTATTCCGTGCCCGGACTGCGGCCAGGAACACGTTCTTTCCTGGGACAACGTCAAATGGAATGAGCGGGACGATTTACACCATGAAGTGTTCGGATCCGCAGACGTTGACTCGGCTCATTACGTGTGTCCGCATTGCGGCTGCATTTGGGATGACGCCAAAAAGAACCGAGCAGTCCGCCACGGTGTTTGGCGAGCGACGGCGCCTTTCTTGGGCACGGCCGGCTTCTATATCAACGAGATCTACAGCCCGTTTCCAGGATCGACCTTGCGCAATCTTGTCATCAAGTATCTGACAGCAAAGAAGGCGCTTGACCAAGGCGACGACACGAAGATGCGCAGCTTCTACAACTCGCAGCTGGGGATTCCTTACGCCTTCAAGAACGATCTGCCGGAGCCGGACGAACTGTCCAAGCGTGCCGAAGCCTACGAAGAACTGACGGTTCCGAAGAATGGCCTTGTGATCACTGCCGGCGTCGACGTCCAGCACGATCGACTGGCTGTCATCATTCGCGCCTGGGGACCGGAAGAAGAAAGCTGGTTGATGTACTGGGGCGAGATCCCGGGCGAAACCATGACGCCCGGCAAGGGAGCCTGGGTGGATTTGGCGGACCTTTTGGAGCGCAAGTTCAAGGCGCCGTCCGGAGCTTCGATCAAGATCCGGGCAGTGTCGATCGACTCTTCGGATGGTCAGACATCGGATGCTGTCTACAGCTTTGTTCGAAAGCGGCGCGGCAAGGGATACATGGCCATCAAAGGGTCGTCGGTCAATGACGATTCCAAGGAAATCTTTACGACGCCGAAACCCTCTGTCGATCTTGGCTTCAGGCACAAGTCGTCGAAGTATGGCTTGACGCCTTTTATCGTCGGCACCAGCCGAGCCAAAGACTTGATCCTCGGTGTTGACGCGAAAGCCGGACGCATCAAGCTGACCGGTGACGGTCCTGGGCGTATGCACTGGTATCACGGCGTGCGACCTGACTACTGGGAGCAGATCACGTCAGAAGTCAAAGCGCCGACCTCTCGAAGCAGCAAGCGCGTCTGGCAAAAGAAGTCAGGAGTACGAAACGAGGCGCTTGACTGCGAGGTCTATGCGCTCCATGCAGCTCGATCGCTGAAGCTGCACCTGTGGTCAGCTGATCGATGGCAGATGGAACTGCAGAGTCAGATGCAGATCGATCTTCTGCCACCGGTTGAGCAACAGGCAGAGGAAAGTGCGCCGTCGGCACCGGCAATTGATCCGGAGCCGACAGTCAAACGAGATGATTTTTACGACGCCTTCAATGGCGGCAATGGGAGTGATGACGCGTGGTAGCGACGAAAGACATTGTGGCGGGTGACTCGCGGGTCTGGAATCTTAACCGTCAACGGTTGTTGGCGATGGGTGAAGCCCCACAAAACCCGAAGATCGAAGCGCTCTTGCGCACGTCTGAAGGCGGTCTTGTGAATTTGACTGCTGTTGATGCCAACGGGCTTGTGATCGTGACCTTGGCGGCGGATGTCTCAGAAACGCTGCCGATGGGGACGACCTATCTGATCGTGCGATTGACGGCCGATGAGTTCTATCGTCGGACGATGGTGCTTGAGACTTTTCGGGTTCTGAAAAAGGTAGCCGACGCTGATTTTGATCACCGAACTGAAGCAGAGCGGTGTCTGGCTCAGGCCGAAAAAGCTCTGATGGATTACACGACAAACGGCCGTTCAAAGTACAAGAGCTACACCATCGGCAGCCGAACGCTGAGCTTTGGCAGTGCTCAAGAGCTCATGGATTTGGTGGCCTACTGGCGCAATCAGGTGTATCTGGAGAAGTGCGCTGCCTCCGGTGCTGACCCGCGAAAAATGCTTGTGGAGTTTGTGTAAATGGGGATTTTGAAACGACTGTTCCAAAAGGAGCCGGAGCAGCCTCGCAAAGAGCCGACCCTTATGGTGCGGCAATACGAAGCGGCCGAAGGGGGACGCCTATCTGGAGATTGGATGGCGCCGGCGACGTCCGAGGATTCGGAGTTAGCCGGCAGTCTTGAGACGCTGCGCAATCGCAGCCGCAAGATGATCCGGGACAATCCGCACGCCTCAAACCTGAAGCGCATTGTCCAAGACAACATTGTCGGCACCGGCATCGGCGTTCAAGCTCAAGTCATGAAGGCGGACGGGACGCCGGATGACGAACTCAACAACCGCATCGAAGAGGCATGGTTGCAGTGGACGGAACGCGATAGTTGCCACACTGCCGGACAGCTCTCGATGAATTCGATCTTGCGGTTGGCGGTGGGCGCCGTGTTTCAGGATGGCGAGGTGCTGATCCGAAAGGTTCAGTCGAAGTTCGGTCGTAGCCGCGTGCCGTTTGCTCTTGAGATCATCGAGTCCGACCTTTTGCTGGGGCAAACCGAAGGGACGTTCGTGGCCAGAAACGGCAACAGCGTTCGCTTTGGTGTTGAGGTCGATCCGTGGATGCGCCCGGTCGCGTACTGGATGAATACGGCGCATCCAGGCGACTATCAGTTTCAGTCGGTCAATCGAGGCCCGCAGCGTAAACGACTGTCGGCTGCCGATGTCGATCACATCTTTTTGATCGACCGATGGCCGCAGACTCGAGGCGTGCCGTGGATGCACTCGGTCTTGCGCAGAATGAACGACTCGAGCGAGTACACCAAATCCGAACTGGTGGCTGCACGTGCGGCCGCAAACATCGTCGGCTTTATCCAGCAGTCAGAAGGCTTGATGGATGATGCCCGGTTCCAGAATTTGAAAATCGGTAACCGTGTCCAGAGTGAGCCGGGTACTTTCCGGCGCCTGCTCCCGGGTGAAACGTTTGCAGGTTTTTCTCCCTCACGTCCGAACCAAGCGCTCGAGGCTTTCATGCGTTACATGTTGCGCGAGATGGCCGCCGGCGTTGGCGTTTCCTATGAGTCTCTGAGCCGAGACTACAGCCAGTCCAACTACAGCTCGAGCCGCTTGGCATTGCTCGATGAGCGCAGTCTGTGGCGCGTGCTGCAGGGCTGGCTGATCCGAGACCACTTGGCTCCGATTTATCGCTCTTGGCTCGATGCCGCAGTCCTGTCCGGGGCCGTGGACATTCCGGACTACTTCCGCCGTCGAGACCACTATCAGAAGGTCCGCTTTAAGCCGCGCGGTTGGTCTTGGGTCGATCCGGCAAAGGAAGTCCAGGCGTATGCAATGGCGGTCGAGCAGGGCTTTATGTCCCGATCGGATGTCATCGCGCAGATCGGAAACGGCAAGGACCGCGAAGACGTCGACAAGGAAATTCGATCGGATATTGATCGAGCAAAAGCACTGGGGCTGTCCTTCGGAGCATCCACAGCTCCGGCAGTTCCGATCCAGCAAGATGAAGTCAATGAAGAATGACAAAGAGCCGGCAAACAAGCTGGCTTTTTTATTGGGGAAAAAGCTATGTCAGACAAAGTGCAACACCGGTCGGTGGTCATTGACCAGGCGGTTGATGTTGAGCATCGCACGGTCACTGCATCGGTCGCGTCGGAAACGCCGATCCAGATGTGGTCCGACTGGAAAGAAGTCCTGAGCCACGCGCCCGGGGCAATGCGAATGGGGCAACGGCAAAAGTCGTTGCCTCTTTTGTTAGGTCACGACCCGGATCGTGTGGTGGGGGTGATCGACGCGATCCGGCAGGAAGACGGCCGCACCTACGCGACCATGCGATTCGCATCGGACGAGGAAGGTGAAAAGGCCTTCACGCGAGTCAAGGACCGCATTCTCACAAACGTCTCAATCGGCTATCGCGTCTTTAAGCGCTCGGAGGATGAAGAGCAAAAGATCACGACGGCGACCGATTGGGAAATTTTTGAAGTTTCACTTGTAGCAATGCCGGCAGATGCATCTGTCGGTGTTTATCGAAGTCTTAACCAAGCAACCGAAAAGGAGCCTCTTATGGGTGACAAGAACCAAGCCACGGCCGCAACGGCCGCTCAGAAAGAAACCGCACCGGCTGTGCAGGTTTCTGAAAACGAAGTTCGCGCTGCAGAACGTGCGCGTATCCAGGAAATCGAAACGATGTGCCGCCAGTTCAATATTGACGACAACCGTCGCAATGACCTGATCAATCGCGGAGCAAGCGTCGATGAGGCCCGTGCGGCCATCATGGATACGCTGAGTGCCCAGCGCCAGGCTCCGGCCGCCGACAGCAAGCGTGATTTCGACATCGGTATGTCCGAAGCCGAACGTCGCCGCTACAGCCTCGTTCGTGCTTTGAACGCACACATGACGGGCAATTGGCGTGAAGCTGGTCTCGAACGCGAAGTGTCCGTTGAGCTGGCTCGCCGCATGGGTCGAGACAGTAATGGCTTCTTCATGCCGACCGACCTTCCCATGATGCGCGAAGCCGGCTACTACGTCGGTACACCGACCCAGGGCGGCAATCTTGTGAAGACCGATCTTCTGATGGGCTCTTTCATTGACATCCTGCGCAATAAGGCTGCAGTCATGCAGCTGGGCGCCACTTTCTTGCCGGGTCTTGTCGGCAAGGTGGAAATCCCGCGTCAGTCTGGGGTCTCGGCGACGCAGTGGATTCAGGAAACCGGAACGGTGACCGGCTCCAACGCGACGTTTGATAAGGTCGCCCTGGACATGAAGACTATTGCGGCCAAGTCTTTCGTAAGCCGCAACATGCTGCGACAGGTGACGATGTCTGTCGAAAACTTTGTTCGCAACGAACTGGCGACGTCTATCGCTTTGGCGATCGATCTCGCAGCTTTGTCCGGTTCCGGTTCTGGCAGTGAACCCAAGGGTCTTGCCTCCCAGACTGGCATTCTGACGGTTGAAGGCGGCACCAATGGGGCGGCCATCACGTTTGATCATTTGATCGACATGGAAACCAAGGTCGCCGATGCCAACGCCGACGGCACGTCGATGGCATACCTTGCTAACGCCGTGACGATTGGCGCACTGAAGAAGATCAAGGACGCCAACAACAACTACATCTGGAAACCGATTGTCGGTGCTTCTCGCAATGCAATCCCGGGTGAGGTCAATGGCTATCCGGTTGCCCGAAGCAACCAGGCTCGAAAGAACTTGACGAAGGGCACCTCCTCGGGTGTTTGTTCTGAAATCTTCTTCGGCAACTGGGCTGATCTGCTCATCGGTGAATGGGGTGTTCTGGAAATCCTTCCGAACCCGTATTCGGCCGCGGCCTACGACAACGGTGGCTTGGAAATCCGAGCTCTTCAGTCCGTAGATATTGCTGTGCGCCATCCGGAAAGCTTCTGCCGCATGGCGGACGTACTGGTCAATGGTACGACGCCTGAAAGCGTTGAAGACGATGTTGGTGGCTAACAATGTCTTTTAAAGACATTGTCCGGGAAGACATCCAGGCGGTGTTTTTCAACCTTGACGAATTCGCCGAAGAACACATGATCGACGGCCAGAAGGTGGTTTGCATCATCGATCAGGATGCAAACGTGGCGTCGGCTGTCCAAAGTGTCATGGGGGTTTATGCCGCCAATCGGCGAATTTATGTCAAGGAAGAAGACATGAAGGTGCTGCCCAAAGAGGGTAAGCGCTTGAACCTGGATGGACAGTTTTTCTTTGTTACGGATGCCCGGGTGGAAATGGGCGTTTTTGTCATCGAACTTCAGGCGAATCGAGCATGAGCAAGGTCTCCATCAAGATCGATGGCGGAGCCATTGACCGTGCTCGTGAGATGCTTTCGAGTGTGCCGGGCGGGGTAGGCAAGATCCTGCCCCGAGCGATCAATCGAGCGCTCACGGCAGGTCGAGCTCAGGTCAGCAAAAGCGTCCGTGAAAACTACACGGTTGCAGCGGCCGAGATCAAAAAGACGCTTCGCGTGACCAAGGCGTCCAAGTCTGAGCCTGCCGGCGAAATCATTTCGCAGGGTATGCAACTGCCTTTGCGAGAGTTCAAGCATTCGCCGACGGACGAGAACACGACTGGTGGCAAACGTCGCAAAGTTCGCGTGACGATTGCTAAGGGTAATCCTTTCAATCTGGAGCGCGGCTTTAAGTGGCGCGGTCACATCTTTGCTCGACAGGCTACCGGCATCAAGAGCCGCGTTTACTTTGACGCGAAAGGGAAGAAGCGGCGAGGCGAACCCATCAAGCGGTTGGCCGGCCCTTCAGTTCCTTCAATGCTAGAAGGTTCTGCCGAGAAAGTTTCGGCCCGGATGCACGAAGTTTTTGAGCGGCGTCTGCAGCATGAGGCCGAAGTTTTGCTGGAGAAAATTGTCAAATGACGGAGATTTTGTTGTGCCGAGCGCTTTGCGACCTTATTCGTGAGGCGATCAAGGACTTGGCTCTGCCATGCCCGGGTGGCGATGTCGCTGTCCCGGAAGTGTTCAACGGATTCTTGAAGTTCCCGCAGCAAGAGGTCGAAGGGTTTCCGTTTGTGGTCGTTCGACCGATGGCGTCGACCACAGACGAGAACTCGGTGAGCGTCGAAGTTGCGATCAGCATCGGTGCCTACTACGAACTGCAAGACGACGGTAGCTGCGTGGATGGATATGAAGAGTCCATGAATGTCTGTAGCCGGATCCGCCAAGCGCTGTTTGATCTTCCGAATTGCTGTCTGGATGACCAGTACATCCTTGACTTGCCGATTCGAATCGAAGTCAGCGAAGAGCAGGCGCATCCTTACTGGCAAGTTGACATGACGACCAAGTGGACGTTCCGCAAGCCGGACGTTGTGAATTGGAGTGAACCATGAGTGAAAACAACATTGGGCTGCAGCCGAAAGTGGTTTATGTCGGCCCGACCCTCAAGAAAGGACTTCTGAGTCGATACACAGTTTTTCGGGGAGGCGAGTTCCCCAAGTCGATTCAAGAGCTCCGAGAAAAGAGCCCCGCGCTGCGGGGCCTTTTTGTACCCGTCTCGATGCTGGCTTCGGCGCGTCAACGCGTGGCTACTAAGGGAGACATTCTCAATACCTATGTCACGCGATTGCGCGACGAACTGAAGTAAGGGGGAACCATGGCGTACAAGCATGGTGTTTATGTATCCGAAGTTCCGACTTCGATCTTGCCGGCAGTGGTGGTTGATTCGGCCTTGCCAGTGATTTTTGGCACGGCACCGGTCAACATGACCGATCCGACCAATGTCAACAAACCGGTTTTGTGCAACAGTTACGAGGAATTTGTTGCGGCCTTCGGCTTTGTGCCGGCAGCCGATGACTCCACCAGCGGTTTGAAGAAGTTCGGGTTCTCGCTGTGTGAAGCTGCATACGCTCAGTTTGCACTCTTCGGTGTGGCGCCGGCCGTCTTTGTCAATGTGCTGAATCCAACCACGCACAAGAAAACGGCAGACACGGTTTCGGTCACGCTTGATGCGAAAACCGGTTCGGCTGTTGTGACAGAGCCCGGCATCATTTTGAGTTCGGTGACGCTCACGAATGTCGATTCGCCCTACACCGTTGGCACGGATTACGAGCTGTCCTTCGACGATGACGGCAATTTGGTCGTGACGTCTTTGTCGGACGATGATGGTTTCAAGTGTCTGGTCGGATCCAGCATCACCTTTACGGCAGACAAACTGGATCCGTCTGCGGTCGAGGCTGATGACATCATTGGTGGAGTGAGTGTATCCGGTGAAAAGAGCGGCCTGGAATTGGTCGCTGAGGTCTACTCGCGCTTCCGCCTTGTTCCAGGCACGATCACGGCTCCGGGCTTTTCGGGAGATCCGGAAGTGGCGGCCGTCATGGCGGCCAAGTGCGTCGACATCAATGACCGTTTCAAGGCGATGTGCGTGATCGACGTGCCGACCGATACTGCTACGGATTACACGAAAGTTCCATCCTGGAAGACCACGAATAACATCACCGACAAGCATCAAATTGTTTGCTGGCCCATGTTGTCTTTGTCCGGAACGCTCTTCCACATGTCCAGTCAAGTGGCCGCTTTGATGGGGCTTGTCGACAGCGAGAACAACGGTACGCCCTACGTCAGCCCGTCCAACCACACGCTGCAGACCACGGCCACGGTTCTTGAATCCGGCAAGGAAGTTTGGCTTGGCTTCGAGACGGCGAACTACCTTAATGGCCAGGGCATTTGCACGGCGATCAATGAGTCGTCCGGCTGGGTGTTCTGGGGCAACCGAACGGGAGCCTATCCAGGATCCTCCGATCCCAAGGATGCTTTTATCCCGATTCGCCGCATGATGAATTGGATCGGCAATACGCTGATCACAACCTACTGGCAGCGACTTGACGCGCCGCTGAATCGACGTCTGATCGATACGGTGGTCGACAGCGCTAATTTGTGGCTCAACGGTCTGGCTGCGCAACAGTACATCCTTCGTGGCTCTGTGGGTTTCCGCGAAAGCGAAAACAGCACGACAGATCTTTTGGACGGCATTGCGAAATTCCATGTTCTGGTCAGTCCGCCTCCGCCGGCTCGAGACATCGAGTTCGTCATGGAGTATGACGCCGAGGCCATGACTGTGCTTTTTGAGTGAGGATAAAAAATGGCGGGAACGAATCAAATTCCTGAGCGACTGATCAATTTCCGTTGCTACCGCAATGGGACCGATCTTCTGGGCGTGGCAACGGTGACGCTGCCGCAGTTTCAGGCAATGACCGACACCGTGTCCGGTGCCGGCATTGCCGGCGAAGTGGAAACTCCGGTCTTGGGGCATTACAGCTCTATCACGACGACGGTGGCTTTCCGAACGATCACGGCGGACGTCACGTCGCTTGCAGCCCAGATGGCTCATCCTCTGGATTTCCGAGGCTCGCAGCAGGTCTACGACGCTTCCTCCGGAAAGTTTGTGACGCAAGCTGTGAAGCTCTCTATTCGCGGCGTTCCGAAGAACGTCAACCTCGGCAACTTCGAAGTTGGCGCAACCACCGGGACGGAAGTCGAAATGGAATGCACGTACATCAAGCTTGACGTCGGCGGCAAGACACTTGTCGAGATTGACAAGTTCAACTACATCGCTCGTTTTGGCGACGAAGATGCGCTTGAGAGCGTGCGCAAGGACCTTGGTTTGGCTTAATGCTTTTGCCGGGGAGCTGAAGGGCTTCCCGGCGTTACAGGATCAATCATGAAAATCGAACTTTCGAAACCTTATAACTTTGACGGCGTGGAGTTCACGGCTGTTGAAATGGATTTGGATGCCCTGACCGGGCGTGATGTGTCGGCGGCAAAAAAGGAATGGACGCGTCAGGGTAACTTTGCAGCAGTGACGCCTGTCGATATTGACTTCTGCGCCTACTTGGCAGCAAAAGCCTGCAAGCAGCCGATGGAGTTTGTCGAGGGATTGCCAGCCAAGGACTACTGCAAGTTGGCGCAGGAGGTAAGCAATTTTTTGCTCGGCTAGGCTTCCCGGAACAGCGAGACCCTGACAAGTGGTTGAAAGTTTTTTTTGTGCGGATCTCTGCGATGACTTTCAGTAGCCCCTTGCAGTGGACAGGCATTCCCTTAACCGAACTGGGGGCATGGGCCGAAGCAATTGAAACAGAAAATCACAAAGCAAAGACGTAAAATTTCCTATATAGATCAAGGAAAGAGTCATGTCATATTTGCTTGCGATTGCGTTTTTTATTGCAGCTATCGGCGGATTTGTACTCGAAGTTATCTCGGACTATTGGGTTTGGATTGTTGCAGCGTGGATTGTGATTCCCGCTTTGTGTATCGGTTTTTTGAAGATGTACGACAAACCGGATTAAGGGAAAGTAGCAGCAAAGAGATCCAAAAGGGCGCGGTTTCATCCGCGCTTTCTTTTTGGGGAGAAACATGGCTTTAAAACAGTATGAAATCGCCTTCAAGCTTGCGGCAAAGATGAGTGGGGATTTTCCCAAATCATTTAAGAATGCCAGTGATGCCGTTGAGAAACTGGGCGATCACATGCAGAGTTTAAACAGCGACAGCAGAAAGATTGCTGGTCTTGTGGCCGCACGAAAGGCTGTTGCCGAAAGCTCCAAGGAATACGGGCAGGCTCGTAGAAAGGTTGCAGAGCTGGGTAAGGCTATGAGCCAGACGAGTCAACCGTCAAAAGAGCTGGTTCAGAGTTTCAACTTGGCAAAGCTAGCGCTTGACAAGGCTAAGACAAGTCTCCAAAAAAATCGTACGGCACTGCGGGAGTTAGACGCCGAAGCCGGCACGGCATCAGTCTCATTGGCAGGCCTGGTCAAACGTCAAAAAGATCTGGAGCAGGCAACCGAAGCAGCCTACAAGGCTCAGCAAAAAGCGGCAAAGCTACAGCCGTGGGTCGACCTGGCTCAAAAAGGCCAGGACGGTCTCAACAAAGCACTTGATTTTTCAAACTCGGTAAATGCCGGAATTGTCAAGATCGGTGGCGCAGCTAATGCTACAGCGCTAGTGGCTGGCGGAGCATGGGCAAAGGTGGGGGCAGACTATCAGGCCGCTATGGCTCGCGTGCAGGCATCAACAGGGGCGAGCGCCGAGCAGATGAAACAGATTGAGGAAGCGGCACGCGCGGTTTTCAGTTCCGGCATGGGGGAATCTTTTGACGAGGTGGCGCGAGCGATGTCCACGATCAAGCAAGTTGGAGGGCTTGACGGAAAGGATTTGGAGTCTGCCACTAAGAATGCGATGGCTCTTGGCAAGACATTTGATATGGATGTCAACGAAACAGCCAGAGCAACATCGGCCTTGATGAAGAACTTTGGCATTGACGGACAAAAAGCGTTCGATTTGATTGCTTATGCGGCTCAGAACGGCGCCAACAAGAACGGCGATCTTTTGGACACCTTTAACGAATACGCCGTCCAATACCAGGCATTGGGCTTTACGGCCGAGCAGTTTGCGGCGCACTTGGTCAAGGGCGCTGAAGATGGTGCTTTCTCGATCGATAAAGTTGGCGACGCTATCAAAGAGTTCAACATTCGAGCAAAAGACGGTTCGAAGTCGAGCATGGAGGCTTTTGCCGCGCTTGGCTTGAATGGGCAAAAGGCGACTCAGATGTTTGCTGCCGGCGGGCAATCGGCACAAGTTGCCTTTGCTGAAGTAGTGAAACGTCTTAGCGAGATGGAAGATCCGGTAGCTCGAAATGCCGCCGGCGTTGCGCTTTTCGGAACCCAATTTGAAGACTTGGAAGTCAAGGCGCTGGAAGGATTCAAGGCGATTCAAGGGAGCCTTCCTCAAATTGAGGGGACCATGCAACAGGTTTCTCGAGCCATCAGCAGCGATTTGGGAAGTCAGCTTCGAATTGTGTCGCGGTCTTTTATGGATCTCCTTTTGCCGGCTGCAGATTCCGCTGCGAAGGCGATTACAGAGCAAATGCCCAAGATTTCAAAAGCGCTGGCAGCTCTTGCGCCTCAAATTGAGGCGCTTTCTCAGGCGTTTACCAAAGCACTTCCGGTTATTACGCAGTGGTTCAATAAAAGCCTGTCAGGAGCTATGTCGTTTGTGTCATTTGTGCTGGAAAACTTCAATGCGATTGCAACAGCTGTAGCCTACGCAGGGTCTGCTTTTCTGATTTTCCGAGGCGTTTTTCAAGGTCTGAAGGTTGTGGTCACCGTCACGAAATGGGTCTTAATGGCAAGGCAAGCCTTCATTATGTACCGAGTAAGCGCAGCTGCTGCTGTAGTAGCTTCCAAAGCGACAGCGGTGGCCATGAATTTGCTTTCGGTTGCAGCCAAGAGTCTAGGGGCGGCTATGAAGTTTTTGATGGCTAATCCTATCGTTCTGTTTTTGGCCGGACTGGTTGCGGCCGGTGTGGCCGTTTACAAAAATTGGGACGAACTCAAGGCTATGGCGGTTAGCGCTGCGCAAATCATTTCAGACGCTTGGAGCAGCGCAATGACATCTATCCAAGGGTTCTTTGCGAACACATTTGACTCGCTGGCATCCATCATGAAGGGGCCGATAAACACGATCATTGCAATGATCAACTCCATTGTCGAGTCGATCAACGGCGTGGCTTTCAATGTTCCGGACTGGGTGCCTGCCATTGGAGGGCAAAAGTTCGGCTTTGAATTGCCAAAGATTCCACAACTGGCTGAAGGTGGTATCGCAACGCAACCGACGCTTGCGACGATTGCGGAGGCGGGGGAGGCCGAGGCAGTTATCCCGCTCTCGAAGCTCTCGACGATGCTTCAGCCTTTACCTGCCACTAGCGGCGAAGGTGCGGGCGGAACTGTGATCAACTTCTCGCCGGTCATCAATGTGCAGGGCGGTGGCGCTGATGTGGCTGGAGCGGTGCAGACAGGTTTGAGATCCGGATATGAGGAATTCAGGGCCAATATGCAGCGCTTCATGACCGAGCAGAAGCGGCTTTCTTTTGCGTGAGGTGAAAAGTGGGTACGTATACAACCAAGTCTCAAGACACTTGGGACATCATTTCCAAGACTGTTTATGGATCCGAGCTTTTCATGGACCGTTTGATCGCTGCCAATTTGGACCACCGCAAGGTGGTTTTCTTTTCTGACGGGGTAGTGCTGAACGTTCCGGACATTGTGACGACATCGAGCGATTTTGAAAAGAACTTGCCGCCTTGGAAGAGGAACAGCAATGTCTAATCCGATTCGCACGAAGTTACGTTTACTTTTCACGGCCGCCGGGCAGGATGTTTCACAAAGCGTTCTGCCCGATTTGCTGTCCTTCACCTTTTCAGACAAAGAGACGGGGGAGGCCGATGAGCTTCGCCTGACTCTCAAAGACGAGACGGGGAAGTGGGCGGCGACTTGGAAACCGGATGGCGGAGAGGTTGTCGATGCCTACCTAGCAACGGGCTCCGGAGCCGACGAGTTGCATTGCGGGCGGTTCTATGTCGATAGCATGAGCGTTTCGGGTGCGCCACGCACTTTTGAGATGCAAGCCGTTTCGACGCCTTTGAATCAGCCGATCAGACGAAAGGCGATCACAAAAGCTTGGGAATCCAGAACGCTCCGAGGCATTGCTGAAGAGATTGCGGCCGAAAATGGCCTGCAACTCTTTTTTGATGTCGAGGAAGACCCGCAGTATGACCGGCGCGACCAGAAGGAGGAGAGCAATCTGGCTTTTCTTCAGCGACTTTGCGAAGACGAAGGCTTTTCGATCAAGGTCACGGACCAGAAGATCGTGATCTTCGATCAGCGCTCTTACGAAGCGAAGGAGCCGATCAAGACGATCACGTTGGGCGTTTCGGACGTGCTTTCATGGTCGTTCAACTCGCAGCAGTCGGAGACCTACAAGACATGCGTGGTGGCCTGGCGCGATATGAAAAAGAAGTCGAAGGACTCGGCCGGTGGCTACGACTTTTCCAAGACGCCTGAGAAGCCCGGCACGGTGGACGAAGAGCTTGAAAAGCTTCGAACGCCGGATTATCGGGCGCAGAAGAATCCTGCGGTTAACTACTTCAGCTATACGGATCCGACCGTGGATGCTTCCGGGCAGGAGTACCGCGTGCGTAAGCGCGTTACTTCAAAGGCTGAAGCCGAACGTCTGGCCAAGGCGACGCTTCGCAAAGTCAACTTGCGTCGAGTCACCGGAAGCTTGACGGTTATCGGTGATCTCTCGCTTTTGGCCGGGTGCGTGATTGCCTGCGAGGGTTTTGGAAGCTTTGATGGCAATTTCATTATCGAATCATCTTCGCACGACGTTGGCGGCGGGGGCTACACGACAAGCCTGCAACTGCGGCGTGTCAACAGGGAATATTGATGCAGTTTGACAATTTCAAGATTGGCGAAGTCAGCTCGATCAATCCGGTCAAATGCACGGCTCGAGTCATTTTCGATGACGAAAACTCGATGGTCACCTACGATCTTCCGATCATGCAGCGCAACTCGCTGGGCAATCGGGATTACCAGATGCCGGACATCGGAGAGGATGTGCTGTGTCTTTTTCGTAGCGATGGCTTTGAGGACGGTGTGATCATCGGCTCTTTCTATGCGGGCGATGTTGAGCCTCCCGAGACAACGGCTGATCGCCGAACGGTTGTCTTCAAAGACGGCACGCGCATTTGCTACGACCGCGCTTCGCACACGCTGACGGTGACGATTGCAGGTACGGTGATCGTTTTTGATCAACAGACAGGATCGATTACGGTGCCGGAGTCGGCCTCGGTGTTCTGCAAAACGGCTTTAGTGCAGGCTTCTGAATCGGTGACGATTGACTCGCCGGACACATTTTTTACAGGAAACATCAAGGTCCAGGGGCTGATCACCGGCCAGGGCGGCTTTACGGTGACCGGCGGCGGTGGTGTTGTGGCCAACTGCAACATCCAGCTCAACGGTACGCTGACGGCAACCGAAGACGTGGTGGCAAGCGGCATCAGCCTTAACGGCCATACCCACACTGCCCCGCATGGCGAGACGTCTGGACCTCACTAAAGGAAATGGGAATGGCAAGCGCATTGGGATTACTGGGAATGATTCCTTTTGTGTGTAGCTCATCGGTGGTGATGACGTTCAAGGACCTTCAGGTTGAACGTTCAGACCGATGGGCCACGCATGAAGTGATCGGTCAAAAGCCAAAGCTCGAGTACATCGGGCCGGAACTCTTGCAGGTCAGTTTTTCGATTCAGCTGAATTCGGCACTCGGTGTTACGCCTTTGGCGGCGTTGGTCGCTCTGCGGGAGATGATGGAGCTACATGAGCCGCAGCGGCTTCTGATTGGTCCCGATTACATGGGAAAGTTCATTATCGAATCGATGTCGGAGAGCAGAAAGCATCACAGCGGCTTAGGGATTTGTGTGTCGGCAGACGTGACGATCAACCTGCGGGAGGCTGCATGAACTTTGTTGTCAGCTTGGACTCGGATGTGAACTTTGCTCCGGAGACCGAAGTGGTCGAAATCCTCCAGAACGTCCGGACGATCTTGGCGACTCGAAAAGGGTCGGTACCTTTGGATCGTGATTTTGGGCTGTCCTGGCAGTACCTGGATGCTCCGACAGCGGTTGCTCAGATGCAAATGAAGTCGGAAATCATCGACGCCATCGAAACGTATGAGCCTCGAGCAAAGGTGAAGTCTGTCGAGTTTAAAAGTTCGCAAACAGACTCTTTAGATGGCATTTTGAAGCCGGTAGTGACGGTTTCGATTGGAGAATAGCCTTATGGCAGAGACAATTCCGCGTTGGGGGTTGGCCCCGGTCAACTTTCTTGAGACGGATGCTGAGACGATCCGATCTCAGATCATCACAGGCTTTGAACAGGCCAGCGGTGACACTTTAGCGGCGGGCGATCCTCGCCGTCTTTTTTTACTATCAATCGCTGACGTCATTATTCAGCAGCGCACGGCTATCAATCTTGCGGCACAGCAGAACCTCTTGAGTTACGCGCAAGGCGGATACCTTGACGCTCTCGGTCAGCTCTTGGCCGTAGAGCGCATGGCTGAAAGTAAGGCTGTGACGACGATCGAGTTCACGCTTTCTCAGGCCCTCGGATCCGTCTACACGATTCCGGCAGGGACGCAGGTCACAAATGGGGTCGTGACTTTCGAGACCGATGAAGATCTTCTGATTCCAATCGGTGAGACGACGGGCGAAGTCTCGGCATCTTGCACGGTGGCCGGGCCTGTCGGCAATGACTACCTCGCAGGGCAGATCAGCACGATCGTGACGCCGATGACTTTTGTGTCCGGTGCGCAGAACACCACGATCACGACGGGTGGTGCGGATGCTGAAAGCGATCCGGACTTTGCCGATCGAATCCGCTTGGCGCCGAACTCTTTTTCGGTGGCCGGTCCTGAAAAGGCCTACGTTTATCACGCAAAGAGTGTGTCGCCGGCGATCATCGACGTCAAAGTCAACTCGCCCACGCCCGGCGAAGTTGACGTTTATGTTCTGCTGACCGACGGGACGCTGCCCACAGAGGACACGCTTGAGCAGATCGAAGAGCATCTTTCTGATGAAAATATCCGGCCTTTGACCGACTACGTGGTGGTCAAGGCGCCGACGGCTTCGAACTACGAGATCGAGCTGCACTACTGGATCAATCAAGAGGATTCGAGCAAGGCCGCTCAGATCCAGGCCGATGTCGAGGCTGCTGTTGAGCAGTATCGCCTCTGGCAGCAAACGAAGATCGGCAGGGACATCACGCCCGGCAAGCTCTTGCAGCTGGTCTTTGCTGCCGGTGCTTCACGAGTCGACAACTCGAAGCTAAAGCCTGCCACCTGGAAGAAGCTCGAGGCGATGCAGGTGGCGCAGTGCACGAAGGTTAACGTGGTATATGAGGGCTATAAAGATGAGTAAGACCCTCGATCAGACCTCGCTGCTAGACCTTGTCCCTGATTCGATTAAGCGAGACAAGTCGGTAAGTAGCGCAGGCAAGGCGCTTGATCCTTTGTTTCAAGAGGTGACGGCTGCGCTGGATCTTCCGAGCATCTACGTGAGCATCGACGGACTCTCGAGTGAGCAGCTTGACCATCTGGCCTATGCGTGGGATGCGTCGGTCTGGCGTGACTCTTGGCCGATCGAGCTCAAACGCTCGGTGGTCAAGAATGTGGTCACGGAAAAGCGCAAAAAAGGGACGGTCAGGGCAGTGCGCGACGCGCTGGCTTCCATCCAGTCGGCGGCAACCATCAAGGAATGGTGGGAGACGGATCCGAAAGGGACGCCCCACACGTTCACGATTTACGCCACGCTCGGGAAGATCGAGGGGGTGCTCGACGCCGAGATGCAAGAGGATTTGATCCGTCTCATCGATGACGCCAAGCCTGTGCGTAGCCACTACACCTTTGTGATCCAGCAGCAGGTCGGCGGAGGCATGGGCATGTGTGCCTACCTTCGACCGGTCGCTTTCGCCCGGATCCGATCCGAATCCATCACTTCTCTTGACGCCGATGGAGTCATCGGTCTTGCCGCTGGTGCGCGAGCCATTGTGTCGCGCTGTCTTGTGGCCACAGCTTCATAAGAGGTTATATGCAAATCATTATTACAAACGCCGGCCTGGCGGCGATTGTCAACGCCGAGGCCACGGGCACAGCTGCCGTTCAGATCACAAAGATCGGGCTGGGATCCGGGCGCTACACGCCAAGCAAAACGCAAACTGCTCTGCAGAACGAGTTCAAGCAGATCGATGTGATCGAGGGTGGGGACACCGGAGACAACTCGATCCATGTGGCGATCCGGGATGACTCCGAAGATTCCTACGCGGTCTACGAGTTCGGTCTGTATCTGGCTGACGGCACGCTCTTTGCGGTGACTTCTCAGCAGTCGGTGATCTTGCAGAAGGTCTCGACGTCGCAGGCTTTGGTGTCGGTTGACATCAAGTTTGACGGGATTGACTCGGCATCGATCTCCTTCGAAGGCATGACGTACAGCTTTGCAGCGGCCACTACTGAGAACGCCGGTATCTGTGAATTGGCTACGGAAGCCGAGACGCTTGCCGGTACGGATTCGCAGCGCGCTGTGACGCCGTCGGCTTTGGCAAAGCTTTTGGCGACGGATACGCGTGCAGGCTTGATCAAAACGGCCACAGCAGACGAAGCAAAGACCGGCACGGACGCCGAAAAAGCTGTCACGCCAGCGGCTTTGAAGGCTGCAGTCGATGCCCGGGCCGCCAGCGACGAAGTGGCCGCAGGTGGTTCGTCCACGACGTCGTTCCTGACTCCGAAGTCGGTTCTGGCTATTGAGGCCGGTACTGGCAAAAAAGGTCTTGTGGAGCTGGCCACAGAAGCCGAAGCAAAGGCCGGCACTGACGCAACCAAGGCGATGACGCCGGCCACCGTCAAGGCGGCTTTTGACAATGCTTTTGCTTCTGCGACGGAAGAACAGGCGGGCACGGTGCGCCTGGCGACTCCGGACGAGGCTAAGGCCGGTACAGACGAAACGACGGCTGTTTCTCCGGCCACTATGAAGGCGGCCGTGGATGACCGAGCGGCAAGTGCCGAAGAGGTTTCTGTCGGCACGTCGACCAGCAAGTTTGTGACGCCGGCCACTTTAAAGACCGTGATTGACGCTTTGAACCTGACGATTGCCGAGCTGACGGCACGAGTCGAAGAGCTTGAAGGCGGTTCGGAGCCGGATGCTCCGCAAGTCCTGCCATTGGGAGACTAAACGATGCCCGATACTGCAAACGAACTCAAAATGATCATCACGCAGGCCGGCCTCGATGAGGTAGTGGCTGCGTCGCAAGCCGGCACAGATGCTGTTTTGATTACTGAAGTCGGGTACGGAACCGGGCAGTACACGGCCACGCCCGAGCAGACTCAGCTGCAGGCCGAGTTCAAGCGCCTGACAACGGTAGCCGGCGGTGCAGTGGCCGACAACATCATCCACTGCACGGTGCAGGATAGTACGGATGACGCCTATACGGTCTACGAAGTCGGCCTTTACACGGACAAGGGAACCCTCTTTGCGGTCTACTCGCAGAACACACCTATCCTGCAAAAGTCAGCGATGGCCATTTCGATGTTGGCCATTGACATCGCGGTGACGGATTTCAGTGCCGACCAAGTGATTTTTGGTGACGCCAACCTTCTGAACCCGCCGGCGACGACGTCGACGCTGGGCGTGGTCGAGCTGGCGACGAACGAAGAGACCATCACGGGCACGGATGCCACACGTGTCGTCACCTGCGCGTCCTTGTCGGCTCGAACGGCCACGACCGGGCGCACCGGTCTGATTCGCATTGCGACATCCTCCGAAGTGGCGGCCGGCAAGGATCAAAACAAGGCTTTGACTCCGGCAAACCTTCTGGCTGCCTTTTTGAAGGCGCATGGCGACTGGGGGATGCAGAAGCTGCCGAACGGCCTGATTCTGCAGTGGGGGCAGGCGACGCTGGCATCGAACGGAAACAGCGTGATTGCTTTCCCGGTGGCCTTCCCAAGCAAAGCGGTCTTTGCGGTTGCAGAGGCAAAAGGAAACTTTGCGCCGACTTTCGCGCTGTCGACGCTCAAGCGGGGCAACGCGGCCTTCAAGCACAACGGCAATGGAGGCGTGGCTTCCTACTGGATGGCAATCGGTTATTGAGAGGTAACGTATGGCTTACTACTACAGCGCGAGCGAACGCGCTTTTTTTTCGTCCGAACTTATGTCAACGGACGCTATGCCGTCCGACAAGGTGGCTGTTGCTGATCAGACATACAAGCAACTGATGGCTGATCAAGTGGCCGGCAAGCTGATCCGGACGGGGTCCGGCAACGCGCCTGAATCTGTTGATCAGGGGTTGACCGCCGCGACCCGATTTGGCGACGTGAGCTTTGGCAAGGTCACTGGCACGAATCTCGACATCAATGGCAATGGTGATGTGTCAGGGACTTTTGTGGTCGGTGGAGCTGTCACCATCAAGGGATCCTTGAATGCGCAAGGCGGTTTGAATGTCACGAGCATCACGGCGACCGGAACGAGCACTTTGGCCGCTGTCAATGCGACGAACATTTCGGCCAGTGGCACGCTGAAAGTCAATGGCGCAACCACTTTGCAGGCTGTCTCTGCCAAAAAGATCACGGCCACGGAGATCGATCTCAATGGCTCGATGGATGCGTCCGGGAACGTCGTTGTCCACGGTAAGACGACTCTGGAAGCGCTCCAGGCAAACGGTGATGCCACCATCGGCGGGTTACTGAAAGTCACTGGAACTATTGCTTCT